ATCACGATCAGCGAACATAAAAAAAAAATGACATTCAGCACCGATGATCTGCAACTTGGATACATCTCGATTCCGCTGCCTGAGTTCGCTGAAGCAATCCAGAAGGTGCAAAGCGCGATCGATCCTGCTGACTTGATCAAGACTGAGAATGATCATCATATCACGTTGCTTTATGGTTGTGGCGCTGACAGCTTCGATGACAGCGTGAAGCTCTGCGCTAGCATTGCACCAATCAAGATGACTTTTGGCGGCACATTCACACTGTCGCCAAAAGATGCGGACCATGACGTTCTGGCGTTCAAAGTCTATGGCGATGCTCTTGAGAAAGCAAACTACAGTCTCGCCAGCGGGTTAGAAGTCAAGCAAGACTACGATACCTTCCAGCCCCACGTCAAAATAGGGCGGCTCAAACAAGGGGCAGGGTCAAAATATACTTCACCATCATTTGCGGGCTTCTCAGCATTGCTGGGCGATTCCAAGGTGGCTGAGTCTGCTCAGTTCAAGGTAAAGGGTGGTGAAGCGTTAAGCCTCCCTTTTGCCGCAGTGTCTGATTTACCAGTTCTGAAGTTCTCAGAAGAGCCAGCAAGCGATGAAGTTGCCAAGCCGGGTAAAGATGGCGACAAAGCAGATAAGCTGCTACAGAACGTCAAGGAAGACGGTACAGCGATCCTGGCTCGACTTTGCAAAATGGCATATCGCCGCATGCTTGATAATGGCGTTGGTGGCAGTCAGCTATTCACGATGCAAGAGAGGAACGAACTCACCGAAGCATTCTTGGGCTGTGTGATCAATGCCAATCTGCTTGGTCGATCATCCACCATCAGCAAGTTCCTGAGAGACCAAGATGAATCGAGAGTTGATCGATTCGCTGATGAAACGCCATTCGATGCGTTTTCATCTGCCCTTGATCCTTTGCGCCCTGAGCTAGCGATTGATTATTTCAAGAATCTGTTCCCGATGATTGGTGTTGATCCAGTGGCGTACATTCCGCAGATGAGGCGATATGCCTTCACGCTGGCGGTTGCAACCGAGACAACTCTTCTTGGTAAGGTTCACGATCTACTGACTGATGCACTACACGAAGGAACGCTTGACACTCAATTCAAGATCGATGATCTACTAAAGAAGACTGGCGTGGCTCCTGAAAATCCTCAGTATAGTGAGATGGTTTTCAGAACGAACATGATGGACGCCTACACGACAGGCACGACAGATCAGGCAAAAGACCCGACCATTGCTGAAGCGTATCCGGTGTGGCGATACGATGGCATCGACGACGAACGCGCTGGGAAAGATCACCGCCCGAAGTTCGGAAAGTATTATCCATCGTCGGCTGGCTTTGCTGATGTTCGTGGCGCGCGCGTGTTCAATTGTCGTTGTGCGCCTTCGCTCATCTACAAGACGACGTGGCAGCAGTTGCAGGATCAAGGCAAGCGTGTTGAGGTAAGTTGGTAACTGGTCATTGACAAGAGTGTTCCTACTATGAAGACAACGCAACATGGCCCGGAGTTGCTGAAACGTGTCGAGGTAAGTTGGTAGCTTGGAGGCAAATGATGCAAGCCTTACCGCCCCCGGACAATGACACATTCACCACTCTCTTGAGGGCATTAACTGCTGGTGTGCTGGGTATGATAGGTGCGAGCTTCTCTTCCTTAGATCGAGCAGTGAAGGGGAAAGAAATGTTCTGGCACCTGGGCTTGTCACTGTTTCTCTCTGGACTTACTTTTTGCACGTTGGTATCTATCTGGCCAGGTATTTATTGGATTGTGTGGCTACTTCCTTCGTTCGTGCTTGGCTTCTGTGTCTACGGCATTGCAGTTGCATTGAAAAAGAACAGCAAGTCAGCCGAAGACTTTGACGTTACGAAAGTCATCAAAAAGAAAACTGGCATAGAAGGAGATTAAGCTCATGTTCGTGATTCTTGGACTTCTCGATAACATCGGAACCGCGCTCACCGTTGTAGCGGCACTGATCATCTTCACGGTCGTTTGTGTGCCGATGAGTCACCGACCGCTCATCGAAAGATTGTTTGGCCTATTCATTGGTATTTCAACGTTGGGGGCAGCGCTTGATCGTTTTGCGCAGGTCATGGCTCAGTATGATGTTGATGGGAGCGTCCGTTGTGTGGCTATGCTCATTTTCGACGTTGCCAAAATGGGTATCGTCATTACAGGTGGCATGCTGCTCTATCGGTATTTCATGCTGAAGAGAATGAATTGCGCTAGCGCTGATCGATATGTAAAAGGTTTGTCTGACCCCAAGACTCCATTTTTTGCGGTGTCTCATTAAGCAGTGATCGTGCCAGTGGTTTTTACCACTGGCACGAATTACGAAAGGTAGAAGTTGATGCGAACTATTACACAGTCAATTGTGCGCAGGAGAGCGCAAAGCGCGATTCTAGGTCAACGTGGCTCCCTCACGCCACCCTTCTATGTCGGTGCTGTTTCTATCGCACCGCCATTGTCGTCAAGTTATCTTGCCTACTACGAAGGTTCATTGGGCGTCCTCGACGGTAGTGGCAATGCTCAAACGACTGCTTTTGGTGTCGTTGGCACGTGGCGAGATCAAGGGCCAAATGGTTATCATCGTGTACAGTCCAATAACGCTCTTCGTCCGTTTTACCGCTCGTCCAGCACGCCTGGGCTGAAAGTTGTCCCGAGCGTTTTTCCATTCGCTGATATTTCAATCGGGGCGCTTCCTAGTAACGCCCCGATTGATCGGCAAAGCACATCATTCTTTGCGATAGCGGACTACACCAGATTAGGCACAAGGTCAGTAGCATTGTCGTCAGTTCTCTGGGAAATAGCAGATGGCTCTGGCATTCTGCGCTACGACATTGCTACTTCATCGGTCGGAAAACTAGTTTGGGTTGATGGTGCGGGCACACATGATACCGGACTGCGTATTTCATCTGGATGGAATCTGATCGGTGTTGTCCTCTCGGACAGCGCCGTCACGATCTGGGTAAATGATCAGAGCGTAAGCTACGCAGCATTGAGTGCTGGCACTTCCACCGGCGATATTATCGGCAACAACGTAGCGAACACGGCCCACTGGAATGGAAGTTACCAGACTGTCGTGCTTTATAACACGCCCATTGCCGGCACCGACAAAACAGTGTTGGTAGACAACTGGGCTAAGAGTCGTCGCGTCAACTACACAACGTCCACCAATCCAAAGATCATTGTGATTGGATCATCTACAGCGGAAGGATCGGTGGCGGAAGACTGGCAGGGATGGGCTTGGCAGGCCGACTACGGTAGTGCTGTTTTTTTTGACGTTGCTTTTGCCGGTCAAACGTGGACGGGCATTCCTGATCCACTGAATTATGGCGGAACGAACTTTTACGACATTACCAAGCTGTGCATTGTCCCTTCGCATTGCGGACAGAACGATCTTATCGCTGGCCAGACAGCAGCAACCGTATTGGCCAACCGAAACACCGTACTGGGCCGGCTTCGGGCAGCAGGCTGCATGGCAATCGATCTCACAATCACACCATCGGCATCCATCGACGGCGCTGGACTCGGTGCTAATCGGACTGCTTACAATGCGGCAATTCTGGCGTCAGACACAAGACGATATGCCAATTATGTGATCCAATATCCTGCTGATCTTTCGGATTATACTCAACAGCCACCATTTTCTAGTGACGGTCATCATCTAGTCAGAAGTGGGCATGCGCTATGGGTGCCACAGGTACAGCCTGCTGTCGATGCGATACTTGCTCTCCAAAGCCAGGTCACAACCAAGCAGGCGGAATGGTACTTCAACGGCGACTATAACGATTCGACGATTTATCAAAGAGACTTAAGGACAATCGCAGGCTCACCTTCGTTCTCTGCCGGACTTGGGGGGCAACAGCGCCTAACACTCGTCAAGGCATCCAGCCAAAGCGCTTCCTTTGATGTTGCGAGTGCCGGCAGCAATCCGGGAGTATTCGACTGGTACCCGATGACGATTGTTGGGTGGCTTACCACCACCGAGACGGCAGGCGGCAACTTAATAGCTAATAGCGATAATGCTGGCCTTGGCTTCAACATTTATCTCGACACCAATGGAAAGATCCATGCCGACGTGGGCCGTCAAGGCGGGGTGGGCAGTATTGGATCAGGCGCATCGACTGTCGCTGTAAATGACGGTGTGACGAGAACGCTCGCTGTTGTCGTTGATGCAGCGGGAATACGACTTTACATTTCGCCCAACTCCAACGCTGCCTTGCTGGCTCTTGACAAGTCAGTTGCCTGGACCGGCACGGCTGGGAAGTTTGTGCCGAGCAGCAAGCCACTACGTTTTGGCGTTGATAGCACCGGTGCCATTTTCACCAGCGCCTCCTATCAAGCATGGCGTTTTTACGGCAATGAAGCCAGAACGCTGCCTCAGTTGCAAGCGCTGCAGGCCATTGAAGGAACTGCTGCCCCAGAAGCTCCTGTCCTGGCCCTGGGAAGTTACACCACTGGCAGCATGCCAGTCACTTGTGACGTGTCGTTGAACAATGGCAGTGCGATCACGCTTTGGAATTTTTACATAGCTGGTCATGCAAGCGGTGGGCATTCCGACGATTTTATTTTGGCTGGAACTTCCGCCACTCCCAGCTTCACTTATGCCGTAACTGATGGTCTTGCATACCACATTAAATGTACGGCAGTGAATGATATTGGCGAAAGTGCCTACAGCAACGAAATCACTTTCATCGCCACAACAACGATGTTGAGCGACACCTTCACTGGGGCCAATGGCACTTCCATCGATGCCCGTTCGCCGGAGATTGGCGGCCCCTGGACCGTGACGGGCGGATTCCAGATTCAAGGCAACAAAGCGAAGAAGTCATCAGTAGCCGCTACCCGCAACTTCGCGTGGGCAACTACTCCCGTAACAAGTGCTGACAACTCGTTCTCTGCGGATATCACTGGCGCCGATCTCGGGATCATCACCAACGTGCAGGACGTGGATCATTGCTGGCAGATCTGGTACAGCAATATCGGCACTGTCTACATCTACGAGCAGACGGCCAAAGAAACATTCGTTAACCGGGGATCGTTCGGCGGCGTCAGTGCAGGGTTCAATTTGAAAGTCATCACCGCCGGCGACACGATCAATTTGTACGTCAACGGCGTTCTCCGAGTCACCTACACCGTCGCCAACAGGCCGTACAAGACTAATGCCAAAGTGGGATTGGCGACCTACACCGGTTCCACCGGCGATCAAGATAACGCGCTGTGCGTGCCATAATGCCAGTAGCTCAACAGGCAGAGCTAGCTCTGACCATCGGTGCCCATGGGGATAGTGGGCCGGAGTTCGCAGACATCGAATGTCAGGTATTATGACAGAGTGCTGACCGATGAGGAAGTTGCACACTGGGAATCCTATATGATGGAGAAGTTCTCCATCTAGGCTTTTCAAAACGGAAAGGTTTAACTCATGCGTTCTATCATCATGACGCTACTGCTTTTCAGCAGTAGCGTTTTCGCTCAGTCGCCGGTCGCGCTTTCTACCAGCGATCCAAAGTTTACACCACACTCTGAAATCATCCCCAAGCCGACAGCAGCACTGGCATTTGGCACGAGAGGCCCAGGCTATGCCAATGGCTCACGTCCTGCTGGACGATTCGACATTGCGTATGCTCTCGTTGATGAACAAAGCAAGCTGTCGTCACTGTCGAAGACAGTGACAGTGACAGCATCAGCATCTGATTGGGATGTTGTAGTATCGACGCCGGGACTTGATCTGTGGACACGCGCGATCGGAACTATGTGGGTCTACAGGGCGACAGGGACAACCGAATGGAAGTCTCTTGGTTGCAATCGTAACTGTGTAGTGCCATGGGCAGCGACTCGACCATTTATGCCGCTTGTAGGTTGGGATCATTCGTTGGGTGGCTTTCAACTATTCTCAACGCAAGACTTCTGGCCGACGTTCAGTGATTCTTACTGGAAACAATCCTCGACACTGGCACAACCGCCAGTGCCAGCAGTTCGTTTGCTTTCATGTCCGAACATTGCTTTAGAAGTTGCCTATTCGTGGGCATGCAATGAGGGAGAGACGCCGTTATCAGACGTGACAAGCATCGCCGCTGTAGCTGGAAATCTTGCTACGGTTCATGCACCGTGTCAGATGTACCGCAACATCATACCACCACAAGGCGCTCTTGGTTCTTACGTCTACTTGAGAGTACCGGGCGGTCTGTGGCATCGTCAAAAGTCCCATCAGTCAGCAGACAGTTATCTATGGCCGATTGACTCGAATCAGTTCCCAATCAATGAGTATGTTGAAACAGGCGTCAAGCCCAGCGGCATCGTCGGCAAGTCATGGCTTAGTTCAATCCATCTGGCGATGCGTGATTGGCGACGAGACGTGATCATTGACACCGATCAGACTATTTGCTGCCCGGTAATTTCAGCTTATGATGGGCCAAGTTGGGTATATGACCCACGCAATCAGCAGATCGCTTTTGGTGTGAATGCTTTTGCTTACCCCAACGAAGGATGGACTCTATCAATTGATGGTGTCACAAGCGGCTACCTTCGCCCTACATCCGGCTGGCAAACTTGGCAGCAAGTCGCTGATACTGCATTTGGTCCTGGTAATGTTGAGCTTCGATATGGTAGTGGCTTTGGTGGAGTGGTGATCGTTTTCACTGGCAAGTATGCAGCGACAGACATGACGAATCGCATCAAGACTGATTTCACGAAACTTTACCAGATCAACAACAACGATGCTAGCAAGCCGCTAATGGATACATCAGTACCGCCAAAGCCGATTCCTTTTGCAGTCCCTACAGTCGATGCCTATACTCAGTCAGCGCGTAGTTGGTACATGTCAGCAGGTGGCCAGAAGTTCAATCGAACGATTGCTACAGGAAATGGCGGTGGGTGGATTCTCAGTGACATAGCGACGACGCCAGAAGGTAAGTCGAGCTATCCCGGTGACTGGCCTTTGTGGGTAGAGAACAGCCAGCGAACTCGACTGATCGGTTGCAAGATGACACGGAACCAGTCCAATTGTGGAATAGCTTTTGTAGATCATTCAGGCGGCGGTGCTTTTTCCTTCACAGCAAAAGATTGTGCTTGCTCTGCTGGCGTAGGAAATAATGGCAACACTTATGGAGTTCGGTGTACCTGGACAAGCAGAGGGCCAGCTTGGAACAATCATTCAGCATCGGAGCCCTATTTTGAAAACTGTTCGTTTCAGGCCAAACATTGCATCGTTTGCGAAGGTGGTCAGTCAGTCAACTGGTTATTCAACACCACCTACGGCGCTGGTGATGGCACCATTGAATCTTCAATCGTCACACAAGCCAATTCAGGAGCTATATCTTTCAAAGGTAGAACAAATGTCGATAACTCACGCACCATCGGCGCTATGACATGGGCAGGAAAGATTGACATTGAAGGAATTTGGCTCGATCAGGGTGTACCGTGTTGGTTTACGATCACCGGCAACACGTTCCCAGCCATGTCGATCAATGGTACCAAGATCAATCAGTGGCGTGATTGGCTGCATGTCATCGAAGCGCCGACAGGCAGCATAGGCTATCAAGTCAATTTGACGTTGAGCAATCTCGATTCTCAGTTCAATGGCCAGCCAGTAACAATGCTTGCATCGACTCGTGATATGCTCATCGTTACACAGAAAGACCCGGTAAACTTACTTAATAATTTGACGAAAGTTGGGCTTGTAGCAGTACCTATTCCTGTTGCGAGACCAACGCAAAGAAGAAGGTGAGACTATATATGTGTTGTTGCAAAAATAGTTGATGATTGTATCATGTCTGCAACACAGTCCACTTTTCTTTTTCGGGAGAGACACATGAAGTGGTTATTTGGCTGTCTTATGACGGTCATCTGCTTTTTGCTTGTCGGCGCTGATGCTGAGGCATCTCGTCGGCATCGAAGTAAGAATCAATGCAACGGCGAGGCGTGTTCTTCGCCTGTAGCTGCTCAATGCAGCAAGCCAGCGCAGGCAGTCAAGAAAGATTGCCAGTGCGATAACTGCAAATGCCAGCAGTGTGAATGCGACAGGAAGTCGAAAAAGAAGTAAGCCACTCTGAGAGGTGCGCTATGTCGATTGTTGTCAAGGTCATCGTGGAAGGGTGTAACTGTGATTGCAAACCTGCAACACCACCTGTCCCGAAAATCGGTAAGGGAGATTCAGTTACCATGGAAAAGATGAAATACCCCATCTATGCCATTCCTGATAAGACAAAAGAGGATGTGACCAAGATCACATTCAACTATCAATCAGATGGCGAGCCTCAGCAAACTCTTGAACTTGCTGGGCTAGTTGCAACTCCTGAAGCCCCTCAGTTCTTCTATGTCACTCCGAATGTTCCCGGTAAATGCTGGTGGACAGAGCGTGACAAGAGCGGGCTAGAATCTTTGCCCAGCCCAACTGCCGATTACACTGGCACCGATGAAACACCACCTCCAGCAGTTGCAGGAGCGCCAAGCATCGGTAAAGGTGATACGGTCGAACTGCCTGATCCACCGCCGCCACCTGAACCGCCAGTATAAATGAGTATGGTTCAAACGAACCAAACGCCGTACACTTCTCAAGGTGTACGGCGTTTTTCCATGTAGACTGCTGATGATTTATCGATTGATCGTGATTCTACTGGCTAGTTTTGGTTTCTCTATCATTACTTCTTTTTTTTGGTTTCATTTCGCTACTTTGCATATCTACACCCAACATGGCCCGATCTTCATTCTGGTTCAAGATCAAAAAGCAGTGCTGATCATTGGCGGCATCGCTTTCATCATAGGACTGGTACTGTTTGGAAGAATAGATAAACTCAAACGGTAACTACAATGGAACTTCTCAACAAAGCTGTGAACGCCTTCGTCCTGATGCTTTTCGGGTTCATGTCAGGCGTTCTGTTGGGACCATTCGTCATTCAGTGGATCAAGGGATACTTCATCTCTGTAGATGCTGCTGATTTAATTCTTTCAATCGAAGGTGTGAATATGTTCAATCAAATGAAGATCGGGACTCCTGGTCGGATCAACTTGAAGCCAGTCGATGCCATCGGCACTCTACTTGCATCGCCGCCGCCGATCACTTTTGACACAGCGCCGTCGTGGACGTGTCTACCTGCTGAGCAAGCGAAACTTGTTCCAAGTCCAGATGGGTTATCATGCTCTATCGTACCATCGGGACTGGGTGATCTTCAGATTGGTGTTGCCTTCAAGCTGACTGGCAAAACCGCTGCAACAAAGCAAGTCACTATCACGATCACGCCGGGCGATGTTGCCGATCTGTCGCCAGTGTTTGAAGCCAACTAGGTTCTGAGTTGGTAGAATTGATTCAACTTGCCAGGAGAGAGACATGACTTCCCAGCTACAACGTCCGATCATTTCTACCAAACTCCTGCTGCAAGTAGCCGCCGTTGGTGGCACATTACCTCAGACTTTCAAATCGTCTCTATACCCTTCGCTCTTTGCCATGGCGAAGGGTGCAGTAGCGAACATCACTGATAACAGTTCTAATTTCTGGGCAGTTCGATTGTGGGAACGTGAGAAAGTATCCTCATTGCGCTGGCTGGCGATTGAAGGCGTTACCCCTGGCGCTGGCACTATCGGCATTGCTATTGCTTTGGTGCCTCGAATCACGCCGACTCACGGCATTGCTGCTGCTGATGCTGCTGATTCCAAAGCAGTCACTGGGTCAGGCAGATCGCTGGCTCGAATTGCACGAGCCACTTTAACTGTCGATTCAGCATTGATTATTCCTTCCGATTCGTATGAACCATTTACAGGTGCAACTCTCTTGGGTTCGCCGCCGAGAGCTTTACGGCCATTCTCAGGCATCACATGGGCAAGGCGTGATTCTTCTATCCAGTTTGCCGATGATGGCTTTGCCGCTGGAAACATCGGACAAATCAATCTCGATCTGAGCTATACCGAGTTCGTTTGCGTTTCAGTTGAAGCCATCTCTTCAGGCACTCCGATTGGTGGCGTTGCTTGCGGCATCGACATTGAATCACAGTAGCAGGTGAGAACATGCCATCGGTTTTGGACAACGAAAAAATAAAAAATCAGGAAATTGTCAAGCCCTCAAAGATGTACCGGGTTGAGCGTGTTCGTCTGTTTGAATCAGGCAACCACAAAGGCATCATCTACGAAAAAAAAGACATCGATGATGCTGTGAATAATTTCAATGCTTTCAGCACACCGGAAGTACACAAGCTGGAAGTTCCAATTGTTCTTGGACATGAGGAAGCTCAAGTTCTTCTGGATATGACCGGTCACCCTGCGGCGGGATGGATCGAATCAGTTTGGGCCGAATTAGAGGGCATTGAAGAGCCTTTCATTGATGACAATGGCAACGTGAAATGGCGTCAACGTGAAGCCTATTTCTTATACGGGAACTTTTACAAAGTCCCTGAAGATGTAGCGCAATGGATCGTGGATGGGGCATATAGATATTTATCTTGCGAGTTCAGCAAACGAGAGAAGCCACCGGCTGGCGTCCCGGCGATTGGCCCTATGCTGTTGCGAGTTGCGATCCTTGGCGCTACACAGCCTCACGTCAAAAGTTTAGGGCCGCTGCCCTCCCCGATTCCTGATTACTCTGTAAACTTGTTTTCAGACAGTGATTCAGCAGCCTGTGACATTGTAACTTTGCTACTCCCCATCAAGGGAGCAACTTGCTTCAGTGAGGATAAAGCCATGAACGATGCGATGATGAACGCTCTTGCTGCTCAAGGTATCCCTCCTGAAGCCTGTAAAGTTTTGGCTTCTATCGATCCCACCAAGTATGCTTCAGTCGGCAAGGCTTTCTCTGAAGCTGGCAATCCTCAACCGCCTCAACCCGGTGGTCAGGCTGGCTCTTTTGATCGTGCTGCTACGATTGAAAAGCTCAGCGCATTGCCCAACGCTGATCGTGACGCCATCGGCAAGATGAGTGATGATGAACTCAAGTCGATGTACAGCAAGTCCAAGTTTGCTGATGGCGGTGGCAACAATGCTCCTGGCAACAATGACGTTGCCAATCCTGGCACCGGTGGCAATGGCACTCAGAAGCCATCTTTTGCCGCTGATGACAAGAAGGACGATCAGAAGTTTTCAGTGATCAACCAAAAGACCAAGGAACTCGAAAGCGAAATGATCGAGTTCCGGAAGTGGCGTCAAAGCACTGAGGGCAAGTTGAACGCTGAAGCGAAACAACGTGCTGATGCCGAATACGCTGCAACGTGCAAAGAGATTGATAAGTTTTGCACCGATCAAGTTGCTGCTTTCCGCATTACTGCTCGTGAGGCTCCGCTTCACGCTAATGCAATGAAGGAGATGGCAAAACTGCCAACCTTCAAGACGGATGTGGTCAAGTTCAGCGACGACAAGGGCAAAGAAGTTACTGGTAATCCTGTTGAGGCGTACAAGGCGACAATTCTTGCCCGTAGTGTGATGAAGTTTTCTCAAGATCGAATTGTCTCACCTGCCCCAGGTGGCAAGGAACTCACCCGCGCTCAACGCATGATCGCCGGTTCACGAATCGGCAAAGATATTGCCGAGATGAACCGTAAGAAGGCAGCGACTGCTACCAAGTAAAAAAACGAATCGGTTCTCAGATGCCCAACGGTGGGCATCTTCTCTGGTAAAACAAGGCATCTTGATTCGGAGAAACGCAAATGGCAACTTCAGCACTCAAAACATTCAGCCCCCGAATCACCCCAGCTTGGCCCGCTGGCAAGGTGCCTGTCGCCACACAGCCTGTTAAACTTGCTGCCAGCACTTCATACACTGCGGGTGCGATTCTTGGCGAATTGCTCGGCACGAATGAAGTGCAAATCCTGACTCCTGGCGGCACGATTTCAGGTGGAACCTGGACGATCACCTATAGCGGTCAAACGACTTCCGCTTTGGCTTACAACGCAACAGCAGCCACCATCCAGACAGCCCTTGAAGCACTGTCGAATGTTGGTGCTGGCAACATTGCTGTTACCGGTGGGCCTATCTCTTCTGGTGTTGTCACTCTGACATTCCAGAACGATCTGGGTTATCAGAACGTGGCAGCAGTGACCGTGGGTACTGGCTCACTCACTGGATCATCGCCAACTCTCACGCCTTCGACGACTACCCAAGGCGCTACGGGTACAGATGGCGGCTACGATACTTACAGTGCTTCATCTGTGACTGGCCTTCAAACTCCGAAGGCGATCTTGGCTGACACTGTGACCACTGACTCTAACGGCAAGGTCATCAATGATGACGGAACCACGTCAACGCATGCAACAGCATACTTGACTGGCTCTTTCAGGTCTGATGACGTGCCGACGATCACCGATGCGATCTTGACTGCCAAGGGTGGCCGATGGCTTGTCGGCAACTCTGCTGGCGGCATCTTCCAGTGGTAAGAGAAATCAACGCTGTACCTGTGCTGTAACGAAAAGTTGCAGCACTCAACTTTGGAACTGAATTGAGGAGAACGGCACATGGCATACGACATTCCCGATCTGGTAGCGTTGCAGGAAGTCGAGCAAGAAATCCTGCCCGTTCTCACGATGAATGATCCTTTGTTTGATCTGTTCCCTATCGACAGCGAAAATGCTTCGATGATCGAATGGGAACAGAAGGACAACTTTGCTGGCCTGATGGCTGTCCGTGGCATCAATGGCAACCCTGGCCGAGTCCAGAAAGTGGGTTCAAAGACCTACTCAATGGAACCCGGCTACTACGGTGGCTTCACTCCGCTTGACGAGAAGGAACTCACCAAGCGAAGATCGCTCGGCACGTTTGATGAGCCGATCAACATTGATGATCTGATCACAGAAGCTCTTGAGCATCTGATGACTCAGCAGATCAACCGACAGCGGAAGATCATCGCTGATCTGATCACCACTGGCACGTTCAGCGTCACGAACGAATTGACTGGCTCAATCGATCACACTGACAGCTTCACGCTGCCAGCTTCGACCGCTTCGATTCCTTGGACGACTGTTGCAACTGCAACTCCTTTGCTCAACATTCGTGCTGCCATTGCTACCCGCATTGGTTACAGCTACGATTTTGGCAAAGAAGCCATCATGTTGATGAATCAGAACACCTACAACAATTTCATCAACAACGCCAACAGCGCTGATCTTGCTGGCAAGCGGGCTTCGTATGGTCAGACTTATCAGAGTGTCGGTAATCTCAACGACTTGCTGGCGGCTGACAACCTGCCTCAGATTCTGGTCTATAACGAATCTTACTTGGCTACCCCAAGCTCAACGCCTACGCTGTTGATTCCTGATGGTAAGGTTGTGATCTGCGGCAAGCGAAAGACTGGGCGCTCTCTCGGTAACTTCACAGTGACGAGGAACGCCAATCACCCTGACATGGCGGCTGCACCTTACTTGTGGATCGTTGACCCGTTCCAAGCTGCCTCTGGCAACATCCTTCCTTCGTCTGGGTCGATTCCTCGAACCATCGAAGTTCACCGGGGCTTCAATGGTGGCGTCAAGTTGCCCTTCCCTGGTGGCATCTATGTCTTGACCGCCTACTAATCTGATCACTCTCTAATACACTGTACAGCGGATTGGTGATCATCATCAATCCGCTTTCTCTTTTCAAGGAACTGTGTCATGGCTTCAGCAACAGCGCCCGTAGCATCCCAAAAGAAGTTGGTAGCCATTCAGGATATCAATGGGGCCAGAATGATTTTCAAGGATGCTTTATTCTCAATGAATGAGCTTCCGGAAGGATCGAGCGAAGATCACTTGATTGCCAGCGGTGCTGCTCGTGTCGCCAGCTTAGCAGAGCTTCACGCTGGCCGGGCGAATGTCGCCAATTCTGACATGATCACTGAGCTTGATGGACTGAGAGCGCAGGTAAACGCTCAGAAAGCGATTATAGCGACTCAGAGCGCCGACCTCGCAAAGATGCGAAGCCTCGGTAATAATGTCTCTCCTGAGCTTCAGGCAGCGAATAAGGCCGATGCCGAGAGACTTCAGAAGATGATCACAGAACTGCAAAACAAGCTCAACACGAGCGAACAACAGAGATTTACGCTCCAAGCTCAATTCAATGATCAAGAGACTCGACTCAAGAAGATCAGAGATGAGCATGCGAAAATGCAGGAAGAGAATGGACACCTACAGCAAGCGCTTGACGAGGCGACGAGTGACAAGCCAGCAGAGACAAAGACTGGCGGGAAGTAGGGCGATCAAGTAAACTATCGAAGAACAGCAGCCCGGCTGGATCAGCCGGGCTTTCTTTTTTATGGTGATGATCATGGCGACTTATGTTGATGACGTTGTTCTAAAAACGCTATGCGCCAACCTGTACAGTAAAGCAACTTCAGCCGATCTTGCTCCTCATCAAGTCGCCCAGGTTCTTGAGGCGAACTTGCAAGCATACTCTCAGATCAATCAGTTCCTGAATGATCGTGGCTTCACTGATGCCCAAATATCGACTTGGCGTGATGTTGCTCAGTGCAACAAAGAACTCGGTGCCTATTGCTTCATCTTGCTTGCGAACATCGGCAAGCGATTAGCGCGCAGTCAGCTTGATCACTTGGGGCGATGGGTAAAGGTTCCAGAGAACTCGCCGGTCAAGCAACCAATGCTGGTAACAATCAGTCTCTATGACAGCGGTGGCAATAGGATCGAGCCAGAGAATAAAAAGGACGCCAAGTATTACGGTGAGATTTCATTCGACCCGCCTTCATCAAGTAGCTGTGGATATGTGATGAGTCCCGACAAGGAATGGTAACATGCAAATTGGCGGCACTATCGATCTGAACAATCTGGTGCCATACTTGAAGAAAGAGCTTGGCGCTGTCTTCACTCTCGACACGACAGCGATCTGGAAGAAAGTGGCAGTCGCCTTAGAGACGGGGGCGAAGAACTCTTTTAACTCATCGACGAGTCCAGACGGGGCGCCCTGGACGCCATTGAAGCATAGGCGAATCAGGGGCGGTGATAAGCCTCTATTAGATCGTGGGCTGTTGCGGGCCAGTCTCACGAGCAATGCACCTTTCCACATTGTGCGCGCTATCGGCAACACGCTCGAATGGGGTACTAACCTCATCAGCGCTGCTGTACATAACTTCGGTGCTGTGCTTCGTCCGAAAACTGGTAAGTGGTTGTGCATTCCAGCCAGTATTGATGCTTTGCAAGTAGGGAGCCCGACGAGGTTCCCAGACGCCAAGAATCGTCTCAGATGGGCGATGGGTAAAACCAGCGGCATTGTCTATGAAGACTTAAACAAAACGCCGAAGCGCGTCAAAGGATTCAAACGCAAGAAGCACAAAGCAGATAAGATGATCGGGAAGAACATTATCATCCACTACTATTTGACAAAGCAAGTAACTATTCCTGCTCGTCGTTTCATCGGCATCAGCGCCCAGACGAATGAAGAAATAAGGCATATCATTCAAGAGGAAGTATTCAAAGCACTCAAGGTGAAGCTCTTGTAGAGTTTTCTGGGAGTATGATCGATGCCAGCAACGCCTACCTTGACTGTGACGAATAACAGCGACGGAACTGCCACGTTTGAAATAGCTGACAGTTCTGGCGGTAGCAGCAATGCAATCTATTGGTCAAGAATCGAGCTTCCTGAAGCGGGCTGGACGCTGGTAACAACGATTACTGGCGATGGCTTGGCAACTGTTGCAGTGCAAGCAGGTCTCAAGTGGTTCTACTGTGCATCGACACTGACAGGCAGCGTGGCGGCTTGCCCGCCTGTTCCTGCTGTGATCACAACAAATGTTCTGGCGGTGTACGAACGCTTGTTGCAAGCAGTCGGCACGACGATTCAAGGCGCTGTGGTTGCCGGTAGCATCGACCTCATCGATTCTGCTGATCGAGTGCAACGCAT